AAGGATGTTCATACGCTTCATGCCTCCGTGATGTCGCCGTCAATCTCGATCGTGACGCTGGCCTCAACCACGGCATCCACGCCACCTTGAACGCTGAACTGGGTCACATAGCCGTAGAACGTCCAGGTCGCAGCCGGGGCCGTATCGGTGAAGGTGATCCTGAACTGACGCCGGGTGCGATTTCCGCGGTCGGTGCGCAGTCCCTGGTGGACCGTGTCATCCGGATTGAAATGCAAGCTCAAGCTCAGCTGGCCCTCATCGCGAAGGCCCACCCGCTTTTCTTTGGCGGTCGATGCGAGGTTGGTGACGTCGATGACCGACGCTTGGCCTCCTGGCCCTTGGAACGAGACCACGTTCGGGATAGTTTCAAACGCGGTGGCGCCGAAGCGCGCAATGATGATCCCCTGCGCAGTGATGGCAGTACTCGGCATAGAAAGCCTCCAACAAAAAAGAAATGAACCGCTTAGCGGTAGTAGGTGAAGTCCACGGACACCCGGTAAACCTGGGCGTCCTGGTCAAAGTCGGTCAGGCTCATGCGTACATCGGCAATGGTGTGGATGTCGGCCATCAAGGCCGCCAACACCTGGTCCTGCAACTGGTCGCAGACCTCAAGGGTTCGGGCATAGGCGTCGACCTGCACGCGCGAGCGCTTCAGGGCACCCGGACCATCAATCGCGACAACGTGCGTCTGATCTACCGGGGTGTAGACTAGCGACGGGTACTGCGCGGTCTGTGGCGCCACCACGGCGTACACCTCTCCGCCAGCCAAGTGCTTGATCGCGTCATAAAAGTCCTGCATCGCTACCGACCCTTCAAAGCCTTGACTTCGATCTCGATGCGCTGTGCCAAACGACCCTTGATCGCCTCGACGGCCTCACGGCGCCGGGACTCGAGTGCCGGCCGCAGGAAGGGTCTGGCAGCCATCTTGCGTGTGCCGAATTCCACAAAGCGCCAGTACCAGGCGTCTTGCGAGAGGTTCCCGCGCTTGCCTTGATTGCGGTACTTCTTGCCCTGGCGGACCAACACGTAAAACGTCTGTCGCCCCCCACCGGATAGCTCCCGGATGTGCTTCATGATGACCGATCGCTTGAGCGTTCCGGCAGGCGGTTGCTTGATGCCCAGCGACTGCGCAGCCTTCGGCGCCCGATGCCGTGCCTCATCTCTGATGACCTTGGCGCCGGCATAGACCGCCGTTCGCAGGCCCCGATTCGCAATGCGCTGGGGCAGCTCACGAAGCGCCCGGTTCAGTTCAGCCAAGCCTTCAATGCGGACTGTTTCGGCCCTAGCCATCGCGCAAGCCTTCGCTGGCCAATAACGTCACCACGACATTGGCCTCATCCTCATTGAGTGCGGCGTGAATCGCAAACACTCGACTCCGGTATAAAACTCTCAGCTGGGCAACCGCCTTGGGGGCGCTGAACGCATCTTGGAAACGCACTGTGATCTGGTGGGTAAGCTCTGCTGCGACTCGATCGGCGATGCGGGCTTCCCGCCCCGAAATAGGCTGGATGTCAGCCCAGACTGTCCCCATATCAGCCCAGCCTTGCGTCGGGGCCCCCAGCATGTCCTTGCTGACAATGGGTCGCTGAATCCGGACCCGGTGATTGAGTTGTCCCGCACCGATCGCACTCATACAAAACTCACCCGATATCCGTCAAGCAGACTGTCCACAAAAGTTAAAGCGTCAATACGCCCACGCGTGAGCGTCGCAACCTCTTCCCGATGCCCGTAGAGACTGCCCACACGCAGCTTGATCCAGCTCTTGAGCCCCTCAGGCACGGCACTGGCACCGCCATAGCCAGCATCAAAGGTGACGCTAACGGCACCGATCTGCGGCAAGGTTGCTGGCCATGTTTTCCCGAAGACTGGGGTGACGCGCGCCGGCTCGCACGCTGCATCCAGCACGTAATCACTCGAAGGCATCACCTGAGGTTCGCCATTCATGTCCAGGTAATGGATCGCTACCACCGACTGGACGGGGCATTTGGCGAGGAGGACAGCGTGTGCGGGAAGGCTGAACGATGCGCCGGCAGGTACGCCCATCAGCGAAGGCCCGGGAAGGGCGTCGAGCACCAGTTTCCAGCGGGCAGTCGTCAACTGCCGGCCGGTCTGGGTCTCAGCCGCCTGCCGGGCTGCCGTGATGAGCGCACCGATCAGCGCATCGTCATCGTCAACATCCACCCGCAGGTGGAGTTTGGCCTCGGCAAGCGATACCGGCTCCTCTGAGGGGGGTGTGACGAGTTGCAGTGGCATGGCTTAGATGATTTGGGCCACAGCGGCCTGGTTGCTGGCGTCTGCAGGCAGCATTCGAGGGCTCACACCCAGCACCTGCGCCGCCGTCAGACTCGCCGCGCCCCCCACCGTCACCGCAAGACGCACGAAGCCAAAGCCGGCGACCGTGTCCAGGTCCTCTGGCTTGACGTTGATGAGCGCCTGCTTGTTGTCGCCGGTGGCTTTGGTGATCTGAGAAATCGCCTTGCCGGCGATGTCCTTGGCACCCGTGCCCACGGCGTCCAGCGCCTGCTGGACCTTGGCGTCTACCGTCGCACCCGTACCGAGTACTCCGGTTTGGATGACGGCCAGCAGGCCGTTGTGCATCGCCAGAGAAATCCATCCGGTGGTTGCGGTGCCTGCAGCCTGACTGGACGGATCCAGCGTGGCCAAGATGGCCAGCAATTCGCTGCCCTTTGCATTGGGAAACATGTGTGTTCTCCTTGAGTGTTAGGGCGTTCAGCGCGCGCCCAGTTGAACAAAGGGCGACAGGCTCGTAGTGCCCTTGGCAGGCGAGATGGGCGCCGCGATCTTGGATTGGCCGTCCATGCGGAACGTGGTGCGAAACGCCGTGAGGTCCGCATCAAAGTACAGGTGCATGGAGGTGGCCGTCTGCATGCCGCCGGCCTTGGTGATGGTCTGGTAGTACGACAAGTCCGCCAGCAGCACGTCGCCGGCTGCGGAGAAGGTGTTGGCGTGCTGGGACACAAAGACGGGCCGGCCCAGCAAGGTGCCGTAGGGAGAGACCTGAATGCCACCCACATTGATACCGGTGGGCAGGTAGATCGGGTAGTTGCCCAGCGTCAGTGTGAAGAGCGCTGGCAACACGTCGTTGTTGACGATCCACACCGCCTTGGCAAACGAGCCGGGCGGCAAACGCGAGATCATCTTGGCCAGGTTCTGGGCCAAGAGCGTCTGCGTCGCCTGCCCCGACTCCTTGGCCACGGTCACCGTGGTGGCAGTGCTCATGCACCCCACCGGCAAGCCAGTGCCTGAGCCAAACAGGATCGACTCGTTGGTCTTCCACCGAATGGACGTTGCGATCTTGTCGGGCAGATAGGTCGACAACGCGTTGGAGTCATCCAGCAACTCATCGGTCACAGGCACCAGCGCCATGAGCTTTTTCAGGCGCAGGGTCGATAGACCTAGCACTGGCTTGGTGCCCACGGCTGCTGCCGCTTCGCCCTGCCAGTAAGCCCGGATGCCATTGGTTCCCCAGGGCGTCGTTTCGTCCTTCGGAAACGCCATGGTGTTGCCGGTTATCTCCACGTTATCGGTGAGCGGTAATAGGGAGTCCTCGCCCAGGGACAGTTGAAAGATCTCTTGGGCGAACTGCGGGGGCACCAGGAAGCCTCCGTCCTGGGCAGAGCCTTCGCTGCCAAACGATGCGGGCGCCACAGCGCCGCGGCCAGAGCCAATCAACAGTCGCTCATCAATTGAGCTACCGGGGTTTTGCGCGTGACGAACCGTTTTGAGGAAGTCGCCAACGCTCTTGAAACCATGCTTGGGGTCAGACTCGATGTTGTCGGTGACCGAAATGACGGAGGCGCTGTTCGCGTGGGATACGCCAACCTGGGCCACTCTGGCCATGTGGGCCTCTTCAGCGACCAGGGAAGCCTCGCGGTCAATGCCTGCCGAAGCGGCTTCGATCCTGGCCTTGAGTGCGTCAAAGGCGGTCAGTTCCTCCTCGGTCATGTCACGCGCCTCGGCTGCGGCGATATCGGTCAAGGTGCGGGCGTCCTTGACCAGGGCGGCTTTGCGAGCTTGCAGCTCGCGCAGTTGTTTGCTCATTGGTGTTGCTCCAGAAATAAGAATGCCGCTCAGGCAAAAAGCGCAGAGCGGCGATTGAGGCGCGACCAACGGGTCGCAATGGATCAGCAGCCCTCGACGGAGAACTGCAGAAATTCAAGTGGAAATCTCGGTCGAAAGCGTCAGATCAGCGCGAGGGCTGCACGGGCCTGCTTGAGCCGGGAGGCGCCCACGGGCTGGGCGGAGCGAGCCGTCTTTTGGATCTTGGCCAGCACCTCGTCGAATGTGGCAACGCCATCGACCATCTTGGCGGCCAATGCGGCATCCGCTCCCAGCACCCTGCCCTCCCCCATGCCCTCGCGTACGTCATTGACCGTCAAGCCTCGGCCCTTGGCCACTGCCTTAGCAAAGGCGTTGTAGTAGTCGTCAACGCGCGACTGCATGAACGACAGCGCTTCAAGATCCAGTGGTACGTAGGGGTTGCCTTCAACCTTGAACTTGCCAGCCGAGATCAGGGTCGGCTTGACCCCATCGCCCTCGAGGGCCTTGGAATAGTCAAAGTGCGCTTGCCACACGCCAATGGAGCCGACCTCGCCGCCCGGGGTCACGTAAA